TTTCAAAAATCGCGCCAGCTGCAGACTTGTTAAGCAGCGCACCAGACGAGGTTGTGTAATCACCTTTGCGGGCTTTGCCTTCGGCTTTAGTCTTACGAATGCCAGCCTGAATGACGCCAGTGTTCCAACCAGGCCAACCAGCACCACCGCGAGTTGACCTGCGCGGTCTGGCAGCGTCGTTTGGACGCCAGCCACTCATTGGGGTGCCGCTTGGTCCGTAGCCGCTGGCCTGTGATACAAGTGCGCGAGCATCTCGTTCAGCGCCAGCAAGCTCGGAGTTGATGACCTTGTTGAACTTTCTGACTGCGTCTTTGTCGAACTCTTTGAGAGCCGTGAGTGTTTCGTAAACCCCCGTGAGAATGATTGCGTCGTCAGCCATTGTTCTTTTTCGCCCGTTCTTTTAGGTAGGCAGTTACAGCTTCGAGTACCCCCTCGGGGGCATCAAGCAAATCAATCGGTGAAATGCCAGTTTCCACCGAGATAGCCGCTACAGTGTAGGTTAGGCTATCTCGGTGGACCCGAAAGAATCGTCGGAGTCAAGCTCCGCTGAGATAATGGTGTCTAAAAAATCTGGACCCCACGGTTTTACCACGATTCCAGCTGTTTGCATGGACTTCCACGCAAGCCAATAAACGTGCTCGATTTTTTGTTCTTCACCAAGTAGCTTCGGCATGCCTTTGCCGTATTGCTGCTCGAATCCAACGATGACGCGAGGTGTCAGTTTGTATGAAGCCTCGACGCCGTCGGTGGTTTTGACCTTAATTGATAAGCCGTCCATTTGTTCCCCCTTGTTAGGTTATGCTGTTGTTTTTGTAATAACTCCGCTAATCGGCCATGTAACCGATGCGGTCGCGAGTTCTCCGACGGCTCCATTGAGCGGAGTCCATTCGGAAACCAACGCACTGAAACTGTATGCAGGGTTCGCTGTTGTTACTGCCCCAGCCACTGGCTTGACGGTAACTGAGACTGCAGTGCCGAGTGTCGGAAAGATGACAGACTCCAGAGCACCAGCTGCGTAGTCTTGGTTGAACTCAATAGACACGCTGTTGTCGGCAAGGCCAGCAACGCGAGTGCGTGCCGTGTTGCCAAACGCAGTTGTTTCGACGACATCAAATGTCGAGCCAAGAGTCACAGAAGTGACGTAGCTTGAAATGTCAGTAGCGCCGAAAGTGACTGTGACGTTGGTTAGGACTAAACGGGCCACTATGAGACCGCCTTTGTGACTTCACCAGAGATTGGCCATGTAACACTAGCAGTCGCAAGTTCACCGACGGCTCCTACAAGCGGAGTCCACTCGGCCACAAGCGCATTGAAAGAGTACGCAGGGTTGTCTGCAGCTGTTGTTGAACCGTTTGGCTTGACTACTACTGCAGTGACTGTGCCGACGAGAGAGCTTGTGCCGTTGATTGTTGCTTCAACTGAAGAAGCCGCGTAGTCCTGTTGGAACTCGATTGCAACTGAGTTGTCGCCAAGGCCGCCGACGCGTGTGCGTGCAGTTGAGCCAAAAGCTGTTGTCTCGATGACGTCGTCTGTTGTTGTCAGCGTGACTGAGGTGATGTGGTCTGAAAGATTGACTGCGTTGATTGTGACAAACGCATTTGTTAGGACTAAACGGGCCATTATTCGGCTCCTTCTGCTTGTGTTTTGACGGGGCTATTGCTCGATAGGTGCCCACCACTGACAAGCGCAGCGATATTGAGTCCAGCTTCTAGCAATTCTTTTTCGGCGATTTGGTCGCCTTTTTTCTTGTTGGGCACCGTAAAGGTGTCCGAGGTGATTGTGTATTGCATGTTAGTCTCCTTGACCCCATACGGTTAGTCGGTAGCGATAAGAAAGGTAGTCGATGTCGCCCATTTGATAAGTGCCAGACTCAGCTGATGTGACTCGCAACGTGTTGCAAGCACCACCAAGAGTGCGGTCTGATTCAATAGCCGCCTTGATTGAGTTATCGCCAGAACCCGCTAGATACGTGTCTAGCTTGTCCTGCCCTGTACGCTCGGAAAAGCGCTGGACGATGACGAACACATCAAGATTGGCTTGGTCTAGACCGCGGGCGTTATTCAAGTCGAAAGTAAAATCGAGCTGGCCAACAACCACACACGGCGGGACGATTACATCTGGGACGAGGTCGTAACAACGCAACCCCTCAATGGAAGAAAGGTTCTGTTTTATGCCCTCGCGTATGTCGCTGATAATCACTTGACAAGACCGTTCAGCTTGCGGAATGGGCGAATCAAAGCCTCGACGTCTGGGTCAAGGCGAGATGAAAGACGCACGGTTCCAAGGTCTGGTGTGCCCGCGATGCCGAATGGTGATTGACGGCGAATGAAAAGGCGAGAAGCCTGAAGCTTGGTAGCCATCTGGATTTCGTTTGGAATCGTTGTCCAGCCCCAAACCGCTTTGACGCGGACTGTTTGTGGATAAAGGCGCGGGAAAAGGTAAGAGTCCACTGCAAGAATGCGAGTGTAGGGCCAGCCGCGACGTGGGTTGTTGACAGGCTCGACCATGTAGTCTCCTGCTGCCCAGATGGTCGTGTAGCTTTGGTTGAAGTTCTCATCTGTCGCAATCTCGTTGAGCGAGATAAAGTCGTCTAGGTTGCAAATCCACCAGTCGTCTGGTGTGTAGTAGCGCGTCACTGGTGAGCCTGTTGTGCCGTCTCTATAAAAGAAACGGCCTGTGTAGTCATCGACCATGCGGCTAGCTGTGAGGATAGCGGCTTCTAGCGCTGTGTCATCTTGAATGTCCTCGATTGCGAGGCTTGTTTTCAAGTCAGACAGCGTGCAATACGCGTTTGTTAGAGCCACGTTGTGTCCTTTTCTTTAGCTGTTTTGGTTAAGCTGCCAATCAATGTGGTGCCTTTCGTCAAGCCAGTAAGCCTTTTGGTGCGGCAAAACAGCCGCGGTGTTTGCGTAAATCGGAAAACCAAGGTGTTTTATCTTGCGACAAAAGAGCAAATCTTCACTTACCCACTCGCCGTTGATGGGTCCATCCCAGAACCAGCACCAGTCGGTGCCTTGATTTGGGTCTGCGGCTTCGCGCATTCTCTCGAGCACGCTGCGATGAATAAGCATACACCCAGTCCCACAAGCGTCAATCTCGAAAACCGCGTTGCGCTGGTAGTCGTTGATTGGTGTCAACCCTTTTGGAGTGTCCTTGAATATTAGCGGCACAGGCATCGGGTAGATGCTCTGATTGACGTCCCAAGCCCCAAAGTACAAGCCCGCAACAACTGGACGCTCTTTGTCATGCGCCGTGTTTATAAGCTGGTCAAATGTTTCTGCCGACAGTTGTTCGTCGGTGTCTATCAATAAAAGCCAATCTGAAGTGGTGTCATCTAGAAAAGACTTGACCACTCTGTTGCGCAACTTGCTGAGCAAACCCGAACCCTGGGCACGAATAAACGGCCCAAGCCTAGAGCTGCGCGACTGCGTGAGCTGAACTATACGAAGTGCAAAGTCGCCGTTGACCATTCCAGGGTCACAGACACCGATTGACACTTTGTGGCTTACTTTCATACTTCCCCCTTATGGGCGCAGAGCAGACAAGTCGGGGGAGTCTCGTCTGCTCTGCGCTTGTACTAAAGACCTTCGACTAGAAGGTTGGAGCTACCAAACCAGTGCCTGAGATAATCGAGGCAGCTAGAGGGTAACGACCTGCTGAGAAGGCTGCGTAGCCATAAACAACAGACTTGATTGTCAAACTGCCAGCACTAGTCGCGTCAAAGTTGAGCGCGAATGGTGAACCTGGTTGCTCCCAAAGGTGCATTTCAGGTGCGGCAACGCAGTATATCTTGTCTTGGTTGGTTGCTGCGCCAAAAGTTGTTCCAACGTTTGCATCAGTAACGATTGGGAGACCCATCAATGAATAACCTGAGTTACCGTATGATGAAGCTCCTGCTCCTGCTGCCATTGTGTTCATTGGACCGCTGGCGTTTGGTACAACCAAAGGACGGTTGTTTGAATCGACCGCAGCCAATAGATAAGCTAAGCGGCGTGGGTGCATAACCCAGTGTGATGGATTCTGGAATGCGTTTGTCTGAATCTGCTGTACAGCGTCTGCTAGCTTTGGGTAAAGAAGCTGAACTGTTGGTGCAGTTGATGTGTAAGTGATTGCGTTTCCACCTGAACCATCAAGGCCAAGGATTGTGCCTGATGTGCCAGCACCGTTGATGCACTGGTTGTCAAGTGTTGTGTGCCATGAGCGAATGAGGTCTGCAAGAATGAACGAATCGATTCCTGTTCCACGTTCGATTGCTTGGCGCGAGATGTCCTGTTGTCCAGCCACGGTGCGCACGTTGATAGTGAGCAGTGTATCGTCAGCGTCAGTTTCAGAAACTGCAGCGTTCTCTGTTGCCTGGATTGCAGTTGATGTACCAGTCGTCATGCGGCTGATATTGAGCGTCATGCCTGAAGCAGGCAAGGTGTGCTTGTTTGTTGCAGCGTCCAAGAACGGACGTCCTGCGCGAGCTAGTGGTGCGGCTAGGTCTGTGAGATATTGAGGGACTACCAAGCCTTCAAAAGCAGCCGTGCCGACATCGCGTCGCTCTAGTGCTTCTTCTTTCATGTGACGAGCAAGACGCTCGTTTGCTGCGTAATCGTTCTTGAATTGCGCGTTGTACGCGTCCTTCACGAATGATGCTTCAGCCTGTGGTGTGTATGTGCGAGCTTCAGAGATAACGCGAGCGCCACCTACTGCTGGAGTTGCAACTGGTGCAACTGCTGCGCGGATTTCTGCAGCCTTGACATCGGCATCAGCCTGTGTCTC